ACGATTTTAGAGACAGGTATATTTCTGTAGTTTTGTGCGGGTTATTAGAATCAAACTTAAGATCTAGCTCTCATTCAAATATTAAAGCACTGTATAATTATAACATAACGAACAGAGCTGAGCTAGAAGACATTCAAGACTTTATCAGTATAACATATAAAGAAGACGATATTGATCTTGAAGAATTTTTAGGGGATTTAGGAATAGAATTAGAATAAAATGGAAGGTATAATAAGAAAGATTATTATTGGTCGAGATCCGAAAAACGCTATGGCTTACTATATTGGTATGAGAGCGGGTAACGGAAAAGTAAGCACTATAATATTAGACGAGGAAAAACTTTATAGATACAGTAAATTTAGGTATCTTATATATTTAGAGGACGAAACTACTTCTCAAACTTTATGGAAGTCTATTGATGATATGCCTTGTATAGTTGAATACGATTGTAATTTTTAATTAATGAAGACTTTAGATATATTCGTCGTTGAGCTGGAGAAACAGTTTAACGACACAGTAACAACAGACTCTGGGTTAGAGCTTTACCTAGACTCAAAGTTTAATGAGTTTGAACATAGAGTAACCGAAGGTCCTGTAATTTGCTCTCCTATAAAACACGAAACAGGTGTTGAGAAAGGTGACACCTTATACTTCCATCACCTTGTTGTGATCAATGAAGGTCAAGTTTTAACAGGGAATAAGGATCACTACTTAGTAAGGTACGACCCTGAGCATACTATTAACAACCAGGCCATAGCCTATAAGAGCAAAAAAACAGGTAAAGTATCACCTCTTATGGGATGGGCGTTGCTTGAGTTTACTGAACAAAAAGAATTAGAAATAAAATCGGACTTAATAGAAGTTGTTAGTCAGGAAGAAACTTTACCGACTAAAGGTCGCGTTGCTTTTGATAGCCCCTGGTTAAAAGAACTAGGTGTTAAAAAAGATGACATAGTAGGGTTCAAACAGAACCGAGACTATAGAATAAAGATAGAAGGTAAAGAGTATTACAGAACTCGCGCAGAAGATCTTATGTATGTCGAAGTCTAAGTTCACAACTATAGGGGCATCCAAAAGACTTATGTCAAGCATGGAGATTGCTATAGAAAACATGATTGAAGAGGTTAAAAAACCTGTTGACCCAGAGATTAATGGGAGCGCTAGAAAAGCAGAGCTTCAGTCAATTAAACAAACTGCTACAGATTGCAAAGAGCTTATTATAGAAAGGCAAAAATTAGAGCAGATGGTAAAGGACTTAAAAACAAGCGGAGAAATAGGTGGCTCAAAAGATTACTCTGGTGGTTTTGCCGAAAGGTTTTCAAAATAACTTAAATAGTAATGAGAGACCCAGAATACTTTAGGTGGCAAAAAATATTTAAAAGATATGGTCTAACTAAAGAAGACTATGGGGAAAAAGTAAAAAAACAAAACAACAAGTGTTCTATATGCAAGAAAGAACTTACAAGCGCTAAAGTAGATCATTGCCATAAAACTGGAAAGGTAAGAGACTTACTTTGCCACACATGCAATGTTCACTTAGGCTACGTTGAGAAAGGATTTAAACTATGGTTAAAATCAACACTATATGTTATAAAACACAGAATAGCTCATTTTTTTACTTTAAAATAAATAATTAACTTTACAACATGAAAAACATTTTATTTGTTTTATTATTTTTACCTGTATCTGTGTTATCTCAATGCAACCAACATGTCTTTACTTCAGTGGGCGCTGAAAAGTGGACTAATTTCCAATACCAAGACTGTAATGGGAGCGCTCATTACTTTGGGTTGCCTACTGGGGGTTATAGCATTATACTGTGCGCTGATATAGGTACTACTTTTGTTTTAAACGGAGATGGGTTTGTATATCCGCTTCTTACAGAACACCCTAATTACGCTTCATGCATACAGGCGGAGTCGTGTCCTGGGGACTTAGATAATAATGGGACGATAGACGTTCAGGATTTATTGTTGTTTTTGTCAAACTACGGGCTTCCATGCGAAAACTAATATATCTATTAGCTTTATGGGTTCCAACGCTATCTGCGCAATGCGATGTAGCTATAAGTAGCTGGGATGCTGCATCAGGTGATATTGTTATTGAAGCTATTAATAGTGAAAATTGCGGGTGCAATGAATTTACATCTCAAGGCACTACTTGCGAAACTAGCCCAAACTCGCATATTAATAATAACACAACAGTATCTCACATAGTTTTAGGATTGCATGCAGAAGGGTTGGATTATAATTGGCTGGATTGTTTGACTGGAGTCAATCACCCAGGTTGGACATTTAAAGTGTTTACTCTTTACGGGAATCAGATACTAGAGAATGGGGATACTTGGAGTGCTAATGTTTATGATACAGGGTCAAGTACAAACGATTGTTGGGAAGAGATACTATCAAATGACACCTTATGCACTGAACTAGTCATATGGCAAATAAACTTATCTCGTACAGCATCTACTGGAGAGGGTGGCTGGGCAGTAAATGGAGGTGGTGCCACTCAAACTCAAAACTACCCTGATATAGATCTTACAAATAACTTCGCAATAAACTGCGCTCCTCCTGCGTGTGATACCGTGTATGTAAACGTTATTGAATATGTGGATGTTATTGAGTACCTTACGGATACACTATATATAGATGTTGAGTGGATAACGACAGACACGTTGTATGTTACAGACACTATAGAGACTGTAGTATATGAATACATTTACATTTATGAAACTGACACTATAACTGAGTTTGTATCTGAGTCTGTATATATTGACTGTAATACTGGGGAGCAATGTAGTCAAACGTTCCCATGTGACGAGGTATCTATTTTTGCCCCTAATGCTGTTACTCCTAACGGAGACGGCATAAACGATGTTTGGAAAGTTATAGCAGATGGCGCTTGTTGGGATCAATGGGAAACCCGTATTTACAATAGATGGGGGAGCTTAGTTTGGATTAGTGCCTCTAACTTAGATGAGTGGGATGCAAACGTTTCCGCAGGAGTTTATGTATACACTATAACCGCTCACAGTTCTGTTAATGTAAACGTTTTTGAGTTTAACGGGACTATAACGGTATTGTACTAAACTATATTTATCTTTACAATGAAAGCAAAAAAAAAAAGAAACTATAAAGACGAGTATAAGAAGTTTCAGTCAGGGGGGCTCGCTAAAAAATATCGCGCTGCATTAAATAAATTTAATAGAGAGAGCGAAAAAAAAGGCAAAACAAAAAAAGGGGACGGTCTAGATGCTTATCATTGTGGAGGCGCTATCAAGGGTTTTATGAAGGCCTCTAAAAACAGAGCTAACAATAGACCTAAAAAAACAAATAGTAATTAAATTTAAATAAAATGGCTGAATATAAATGTAAGTGCAACGATGAAGTTGTAGATAAGTCTGGTGTAACAATAAAATACATAGAAGGTGTAGGTGTAATACATGACATAAAGTGCGATTGTGGAGAGTATATGGAATTGGCTAATCCTAAGTCAGGAGCCCCTGGTTTTAGATCTAATAGATTTGGACAAACATTTGCGTTGGCTTTAGCAGCCTCTATGTTATTCATGAGTTGTTCTCCTCAACATCATTACAGATTGAAACAATCTAAAAAATATAACCAATGCTGGTGTATAGATCCCTGGGCGGGAGGAGCAGAATGGTGTTGCGATGGAGACGCTCCAAAATACATGGCTCCGTATAAGCATAAAAAAGGATTTATAAAAGCTAAGTTTTAATGAGTTCGCTTCTTGACTCAGAAGAGCACGATGAGAAGGTTATTAAAATATGCCCCAAGGGTACAGAAGGTGAAATTATTGAGATCGGTGGGATATTCATTTGTCTTCCCAAAAAGCCTGAAAAAAAACAAATTCTCGGATATAGCCAGTCAAAGCCTTTGCAAGTGTGGACAAGGATATCTATGCCAAAAGAATTGTCTCGTATTCGTTCTATGGATGAGTGGGCCGAGACGCCAAAAGAATTTAGAGAAAAGTTTCGCCCATATATCGAGGAGGAGTTTAGGCGTAGGTCTGAAGGCATTTGGTTTTATAACAACGGCACACCTACATATATTACGGGGCGGCATTACATGATGTTGCAATGGACCAAATTAGATATTGGTTACCCATATTTTTTAAACTTTCAACGTGAAATATTTTTACACATGGCTGCTTGCGAGGCTGACCCTCGTTGTATTGGTCAGCTTTATACTAAGTGCCGTCGTTCTGGGTACACCAATATTTGTTCTGCTGTACTTGTTGATGAAGCTACACAAGTTAAAGACAAGCTTATGGGGATACAATCGAAAACGGGTAAAGACGCTCAGGAGAACATCTTCATGAAGAAGGTGGTTTACATGTTTAGAAACTATCCGTTCTTTTTTAAGCCTATTCAAGATGGTACAACAAACCCTCGTATGGAATTAGCATTTAGAGAACCTTCTAAACGAATCACGAAAAAAAATAAAACTTCTCAAATAGGAGAGGCTCTTAACACAGTTATAAACTGGAAGAACACAACTAACAATGCTTATGACGGAGAAAAACTGCATATTCTATATTTAGACGAGGCGGGTAAATGGGAGAAGCCAACAGATATACGAGATGCATGGAGGATTCAAAGGACATGCTTAATTGTAGGTAAAAAAATTGTTGGGAAGGCACTTGTAGGAAGTACCGTTAATCCTATGTCTAAAGGGGGGAAAGAGTATAAAACACTTTGGTCTGATTCGGATCCATTATCAAGAAACGCAAACGGAAGAACAAGAACAGGTTTGTATAGATTGTTTATCCCAGCATCTGAATCTCTTGAAGGCTTCTTTGATTTATATGGAAACCCTGTTACAGAAACTCCCCTAACACCCGTAGAAGGTATAGATAACGAACCTATACTTATTGGGGCAAAACAATATTTAAAAAATGAAAGAGATGCTTTAAAAGATAACGCATCAGAAATGAACGAGGTTATACGTCAATTCCCACTTTCAGAGGACGAAGCCTTTAGGGATAGTATCGAGGGTAGTATATTTAACATAGGTAAGATATATGAACAAATAGATGTTAATGAAGATTTATTTCCAAATCCAGTAGTAACAGGAGATTTTGTTTGGAAAGACGGAAAACAAGATACTGAGGTTTTATTCTCTCCTAACCCTAGAGGTAGATTTAAAATATCTTGGATGCCTCCAGCTGACCTACGTAATAGAAAAGCACATAATAACGGCAAGAGAGTTGCGCCTAATGCAGATATGGGTTGTGGTGGGGTAGACTCTTACGATCTTGATGCAACTGTAGACGGTAGAGGTTCTAAAGGAGCTTTGCATTTGTACAACAAATTTCATATAGAGCACCCATCAAATATGTTTGTACTGGAGTATGCTTCAAGACCTCCGTTAGCTAAGATTTTTTACGAAGATGTTTTAATGGCTGCGGTATTTTACGGTTACCCTATTTTAATAGAGAACAACAAATATGGTATAGCTAGATACTTTGAGTCTAGAGAGTATGACGGGTACCTTATGGATAGACCCCAGCACTTAACGTCAACTTCAGCAAAGGTTAAAGTTAAAACAAAAGGTATTCCTTCTAACTCTCAAGATGTAATTCAGGCTCATGCTCATGCAATCGAATCTTATATACATAATCATGTAGGATTAAATCAAGATACAGGAGAGGCTGGAAACATGTACTTTAACAAAACTTTAGAGGATTGGATTGGATACCAAATAGACAACAGAACAAAATTTGACTTAACTATAAGTTCTGGTTTAGCCTTGCTTGCCGCACAAAAAAGAGTAAAAAAGAAAAAGAAAACTGACTTAAACCGAAAGTTTTTTAGACGGTACGAAGTTTTTGGTTAATTTATTATATTTGCACATATATAAGACGACATGAAGAAACACAGCGGCTCAAAGAGCTTTCCTGATCCACTCGCTCCTCAGGAAGAAAAGGCGAAAAAAGCTTATGGCTTGCAGTATGCAAAAGCTATAGAGTCGCAATGGGGTCGTAAAGGCAATTCAGATTCTGTTTTTTCAAAAAGATTAAATAATTTTGAAAGAAATAGAAAGTATGCTAACGGTACTCAGAATACAAATATATACAAAAAGCTTCTTAATAACTTAAGTCCAAATGGTGCTGATGGGAGCCTTATGAATATTGATTATACTCCAGTTCCTATACTACCTAAGTTTGTTAGAATTGTTGTAAATAAAATTTTATCAAGGAACCCATATCCAAATTTAGAGGCTATAGATCCTTTATCTTCTTCTGAAAAGAATAGAGAGAAAAAAAAGTTAGAGATTAGGGTTGCTATAAAAAAACAACTCTTAGAGTTGCAAAAACAAACTGGAGCTCAGTTTAGTTTTAATGTTGAAGAGCTTCCTGACAATGAGGCTGAAGCTGAAATTTTCCTAAACAATAATATAAAAAGTGATGCTGAAGTAGCAGCACAAATAGCTGTTGATATGACTCTTTCTTGGAGTAACTTCAATGACAATACGTTTAGACGCGCCGTACAAGATTTAGCCTCTATAGGTATGGCGGTAATAAAAAGAACAAACGATCCTAGTTACGGTATAACCACTAAGTATATAGACCCTAAAGATTTTGTACATAGTTATTCTGAAGATCCTGGATTTACAGATTTAACTTACGGTGGCCATATAAAAAGTATGCCCATACAAGAATTACGTCGTTTAGCTGGAGATGAATTAACAGAGGATGATCACAAAGAGATAGCAAAAAAAACAAACTCTTCAGCTTCATTAGGGTCTAGATATGATTCTAATCGAGGTTCTACAATATATGATTATGATGAGAACACTGTTGACGTATTAGAGTTTGAGTTCCTTTCAACAGATGTTTTAATTTTTGAAGAAAAAGAAAATCAATACGGAAATACTAATTTCTTTAACGAGGGGTATTCATACAAGGAAAAATCTGGTGGAGTCTTTCAAAGAACACCACATAGGCTAGATGTGGTTAACGTCTACAAAGGTTTTTATGTAATAGGCACGGATAAGATTTTTGGGTATGGTAGAGAAACTAACGTCCCAAAAAATATATACGACATAAGCAAAGCTAATTTATCATACTCTGTGGTAGCAACAAATCTTTTAGATATGATGCCTAAGTCTATGGTAGACAGTTGCGTAGGGTTTGCAGATATGTTGCAACTAACGCACTTAAAGATTCAACAGTCTATTGCAAAGGCAAAACCTGATGGTCTTATTATTGATATAGAAGGTTTAGAAAACGTACAGCTAGGTAAGGGTGGAGAAATGCAACCGTTAGAACTTCACGATATTTATGAGCAAACAGGAGTATTCTACTACAGAAGTAAAAACCCTGAAGGTGGTTTTCAAAACCCCCCTATTAGAGAGATTGGAAATAGTATTAGAAATATAAATGAACTTATAAATTTATATAATCACTACATAAGACTTATAAGGGACACAACGGGAATTAACGAGGTTGTTGATGCTAGCTCACCAAAAGGAGAGGCTTTAGTTGGCGTTAGAGAACAAGCAATAGCTGCGTCCAATAATGCAACGTACGACATAACAAATGCAGCAATGATCCTGTATAAGAAAGTTTGTAGTGATGCTATAAAGTGTATACAAATACTTCCTCCTGATTCAGTTATATCTGAAGTCTACAGAAATGCTATTGGTAAAACCAACATGAGTGTTTTAACTAGCTTTGGTAGTCTGCCTATGTACAACTTTGGTGTACAGGTCCAGAAAGATATGGAGGATAAGGACAAAGCTTTTCTTGAGCAAAACATACAGATTGCTTTAGGTCAGAAAGAAATAGATCTTGAAGACTCTATGGCTATTAGGGCTTTGCGAGATATAGATCAAGCCGAAAGACTCCTTATTGTTCGCAGACAGAAAAGACGTCAAGAACAACAGCAAATGCTTGCTCAACAGCAGCAACAACAAGCTCAGCTTCAACAGCAGACCCAAATGCAAGCTGCACAAATTAAACAACAAGAGGTTCAAGTAAATGCTCAGATTGAGGCTCAAAAACTTCAACTAGAGGCTCAACTAGAAGCTCAACTTGCTCAAATGAAACATGAGTTTAACAAAGAGATTGAAACAATAAGAGCTACAGCAACTTTAGGGTTTAAAGAAGATGACAAAGAGTTTAAAGAAAAACTTGAGGTTATGAAAGAAGATAGGAAAGACCAAAGAGTTTCTAAACAAGCGGTTGAACAATCAAAACTTGTGTCTCAACGAAAAGGAGAAAGAAAAGAGTTAGACGAGAATCCAGCTTCTTACTTACAAACATTACTTAATAGCAATACGAAATAATGGCAAATCGAGTTAATTTAGACGTTTCAGAAAGACTGGATATTACCTGTAGAAAAGGAGACACTTTTTCCTTAACCGTTACGTTAAAGGATTCTTCGGGGACTGCTTTGCCGTTAGTAACCGATAACTATTCTTTCTTAATGCAAGTTTGGGATTATTCTAAAAAATCAAAAGACCCTGTTTTGGGCAGCTCTAATCTTGGGAAAAAAGTAGATAATTCTTTTGAAGCCTTTGTTTTAGACAATAGCGGAAACGTAACTATATCCGCTACGGCTTCTACTATGCGAGGAATAAATCCAGGTAAATACACTTATGATTTGCAATATGTATTACCAACAACTTCAGGTGTTGATACTCATACTACTGTTTTGAGAGGTTCTTTTATTGTAAATAATGATGTTTCAAAATCACTATGAGCGTAGAGGTAACAACAACTAGCGGCATATCTGTTACGGTAAGCACTCCGTCAAATTCTTCTATTACAGTAACCAACAAGGGACCTAAAGGTGACACAGGAGAAACTGGCGCTACAGGAGCTACAGGAGCTGCGGGAGCTACAGGAGCTGCGGGAGCTTCAGGAGCTACGTATGGTATTTCTTGTGTTGACGGTGATAACTCAGACGAAGAAAAAATAAGATTAACGGGTAGTGATGCTTCTACCGATGATGTTGTTCTTGAAGCTGGAACAGGGTTAAGTATAGCTAGAAGCAGTGATAAAATAACCTTCACTAATACGGTAAGCGACACTAATACTACTTATTCAGCAGGAGACGGACTAACCCTTTCTGGGACTGAGTTTAGTGCTGATTTAAAATACCAATCAGGTCTTGAAATAAACTCTGGTGAGATTCAGGTAAATTTGTCGGCGCCAAATACTGTTGGATCATTACCTGTTACAAAAGGAGGGACTGGAGCAACCTCTTTTACAGATAATGCAGTTTTATTTGGGAATAGCGGCGGCACAATTCAAGAGGTAGATCTTTCTGAAAATGGGGGTATACTTGTAGGTGGAGCAGCACCCGCAAGAGTGTCAGCAGGAAATTTAGCGGGTGCAGGACTTGCGGCCACAACAGGAAATGGGACTTTAGTTTTAGATGTAGAAACCTTAAATCAAGACACTACAGGCACAGCAGCTATAGCAACAACAGTAACAGCAGCTGATGAGTCATCAGACACAACTTGTTTCCCTTTATTTGCTACAGCCGCAACAGGTAATGTTGCTCCTAAAACAGGTACAAATCTTGCTTTTAATTCAAGTACGGGGGATTTAACTGTTGGTGGGCGCATTGAAGCTAAAACATATGACTATATATCGTGTGGATTTTTTGATAATATAGGAACTACAAAACATTACCTTCCTTTAAACGGAGCCCCTAGTGAACAAGCTACTGACAGCAACTCATACACTGATTGGCTTGCTCCTTGTCATACAACTGTATTAAGCGCTCAGGTAAAAGTTACTAGCGTAATTAGTAGCGGTGGAGATATAACACTTGAAGTAGAAAAAGATGCTATAGGCTCATCATCAAGTTCTGCTGTAGAGTCTGAAACGGTTAGTGTGTCAGCTTCGAATGATCTAGATGTTGTTCATTTTTTATTTGACAGCGCTACTGTAGATAAAGGAGAAAACATGAAAATATCAATACAAGCTACTGGCGGTATGACCTCTTCAAACATTTACGTTATAGTAGTTTTACTTCACGATTGGAGTGATCGTTACACAGTATCAAGTCAAGTATTTACATCTTAAAACATACAAATGGCATTAAATAGCAAAAAATACGAAAGAGTCTTTTCTACCACTGGTAGCGATAATGATAAAATTGATACAAATACATTTAACGATATAAAAAATGATTTTGACTCTAACCTGTATATACAAGATGTTGGTCAGTTTAAACTACTCGGACCTGCTTTATATCAAATACAAAAGCTTACAGAAGAGTTAGATGATTTAAGATCTGAAATTAGCTCTAATAAAGATAAAGTCAGTATGACTCTTGGCACGTCTAGGAGCACCGCTTTAGCTGGTGACACAGCGCTGCTAGCTTTAGGAACTAGCGGATCTACAGCTTTAGCAGGTGACACTAATATAGTAACCATAGGTAGTAGCACTACCATATCGTTTGGAGATATGATAACTACTACTATTACTAAAAAAGGTGTTACAACTACAACTTACAGTATAGTAATGACTGTAACAAATGGTGGTGTAAGTAAATCTACAACTCTAACTTTAACCTAACAGGAAAGGTAAGCTCTGTAGCTACAGCTAGTATAGGTAAAATAAATAGTGTAGATTAAAATGAACACAATTAAAAAAAACAAAGGGGGTAAACTTAACGTTTCTAATAAAAAGATAGGGGTAGATCCGCCTAAGGGGTTTCATTGGATGGAAGATCGGGGGAGATACTTTTTAATGAAAGGAGAGTATAAGCCACACGAGGGCGCAGTAGAGAAAGCTATGTTTAAACTTTCAAGCCATGCCAAAGGTAATTAAAAAATATAAAAAAGGTGGGGCAGCAAAAGACGCTTGTTACCATAAAGTAAAAGCTAGATATAAAGTCTGGCCTTCTGCTTATGCGTCTGGAGCTTTAGCTAAGTGCCGTAAAGTTGGGGCCTCCAACTGGGGTAATAAAAGCAAAAAATAATGCCTACAGTTCGTAAAACAAAAGCAGGCTTAGATCTAAAAAGATGGTTTAAAGAAGACTGGAAAACTTTAAGCGGTGATAAAGACTATTCCAAAGGAGACAAAACTTTTAGACCTACAAAAAAAATATCTAGTGAGACTCCAGTAACTGCTTCAGAGTTGACCCCATCAGAAATAAGAAAAGCAAGAAGGGAGAAACGAAGAAAAGGCCGAGTTCGTCGATGGAGAGCTAAGAAAAAAAATGGAAACAAATAATAACTATATTTGCACATATAAATAATTATCAACAATAGTAAAATGGCAACCACAACGGCTACAATTTCACTTAATAGCGCAGATATAACTGGTGACCCTTTAAACTTAAGTAAGGTTTCAACCCTAACTAAAGCTAAAGGTACTGATGGATTAGATCAATTTACAGGTATTACAACCTTGGTTTATTCTGCGCCTCAAACGGCTACACCTCTTATACTTGCAGCTTCATATGTGAATACAGACGTTGCGCACAAAGTGTATATTAGAAACACATCTACTTCTGAAGTAGACTTTATAAATATAGAACTTGGAAGCACTAATGTATCCTTAGGGAGACTTTACGGTGGGGACTGGGCTTTTTTACCTTGGGATGCTATTAACGATATAGATGTTGATACTAGCGGAGCCCTTACTATCGAATTTGGTGTTTTCTCTCAATCAGCATTATCAGCTTAACAATAATATAACATGGCAACTACAAACGCAACATTAACTTTATCTAGCGGGGATTTAGTCGGAAGTAACCTAAGCCTTTCGGCTTCAACTGTTTTAAACAAAGCAGGAAATAACACAGGGATGGATCAAGCCGTAGGCCTTAGCCGAAAGCAAACATCTTCTTTAGATACATACACGTTGTTTAAGGCAGACGAATATACAGCTAACTTAGCTCATAAAGTCTATTTAAAAAATACCTCTACAACCGCATCTGAATACTTCACTGTAACTATAGATGATTCTGTCCTGGGAAGGCTTTACGCTGGAGACTGGGCATTCTTCCCTTGGGCTGCAGCTGATGGAACTAAAGCTGCATTCTCTGTAACGTTTGCTTCTACATGGGCTGCTGGAGATACAGCCGTATTTGACGGTGTTACAATTACTCTAGGTGCTACAGAAACAACAGCCGCTATGGTTGACTTAGTTGTTGCTGCAAAATACCCAAACTTTACAGTTGTTGAGACAAGCACTAATGTAGCAACCTTTACAGCAAAAGACAGTAACGATTTATCCCTTATTGAAGAAGGCGCTGCTTCTGATGATTACGTAGTAAGTACTGCGGGTAGTGGAACAGGAACGGTAGCAAGAACAGTTGCACCAGTTGCAAACGCAAGCGATATTAAAATTACACCTAGTGTAGGCACATCAATGACTTTAGAGTCTATGTTAATCTTCCAAGCATAATGGGAAGTTTAAAAGTAGACCTTTCTATAAGTAGTAACTCTATACTGTCTAGCGCGGTAAATATTACAACATCTACTTCTGCTGTTGCAGACTCTGGAGTTGTAGTTAGAGCTAAGATCCTTAAGACTGCTATAGATGCTAACGCTCTTGTTGTATATAAAGAAAACGACAAGCTTGTTTCTGCTTACCTATATGTAAAGAACTTAGAAAAAGAGAAAGAAAACTACTTATACATATATAACGCTACCGAGTCTGACGCTTTAGTAGCTAAAATTGCAGGGGGTGAGTTTTGTTTTATCCCTGTTGATGTGGCTAAGACATATAAAGTTTTCTCTACCAAAGTTGACTCTCTCGTTGATTACGCAGTATTCGGATTAGATAGTTCAGCAGTAACACTTTCATAATAAATAAATATGGCAAAAGTAGAAGTACAAAGATTAAACCCAGTTTACGTAACTGAAAACGGAGATGTAGGTGGAGTAGTAGCTGATGTAAATTTAGTGCCTCCTGTTGGTTATGCTAGATGGAGAGCTTTCCATAATTTACATAGTGAAAATGTATCTATTTTAGCTCCTAGTAATGAGATATACAGGTACACTGTAGAAGATGGAGGAGGCACAGCTAGAAGCACTTACCACAATCCTTTAAACTCTGGTAAGCTAGACGACAATCAATCCATTTTAAGTTCTGCTACTTCAACAGAAACTAGTGCTACTAGTAGTTTTAGCGCGGACTCTTCTGGAACCGTTACGGTAACAAGGAATGGAAAACCTGCAACTGGAGTCACAGTGCCATCTTTTGATGGTATTAATTATGATGGGACTGCATTAACTGCTATCGTTGTTACTGCTACGGAAGGTGCTGGCTTAGAAGAGGGTGATGTTATTTCTTTTCCTTGCACTACTGCAACTGGACTTACAGTTAGTATTACTGTAGCTGAAGATGATCTTCAACTTGGTGCTGGGTTAAATATACTAAAAGCTACAACAATGGCTGTGGCTGCTATAGTTCCAGCCAATCATATAGTCCAGATTCCTTCATTTAGCACTGTGCAAATACTTGCTACAGACGGCGGTAATGACGGGTTTGGAGTGTTATACTTCGGATAATAAAATAACAAATTAATTTAATATAAATGGAAAATACAGTTGATCAAATCGGGGAGTTTAAAGTGTTTAACTCTCCTGAAGAGCTTAGTGCGTCTTTGAACGCAGAGCCACAAGTAGAAACACAGGCAGCTCCAGAACCACAAGTGGAACAGTCTGAAGCGGCTACACCTGAACCAGTTTCAGAACCGCAAGTAGAACCTTTAGTAGCTGAACCTACTGAAAGCCAACCTGTAGAAGACCAAACGGTTACAGAAACACCACAAGAAAATTATCAGCAAGAGTCTTCTTTAGACTCTTCTGACTCAGAAGAATACAGTCAGGATCAAATAGACGAGGCTATCTCTACATACCTTAGCGAAAAGCTAGGGAGAGAGATATCATCTTTAGATGATTTTGCAAATGTAGCATCCCCTATTGATGAAAGGGTGGAAGCAATATCAAAGTTCGTAACGGAGACTGGAAGGTCTCCTCAAGAATGGTTTACTTATCAATCGTTAAATACATCTGAGATGGATGACATGACGGTTTTAAAAGTAGATATGGCTATCCAATACCCAACTTTATCATCAGAGGAAGTTACAACGCTCATTCAGAATAAGTACAACTTAGATCCAAGTGCAAGTTCTGAACAAGAAGTCAAAGTAGCTACTCTTCAAGCGAAGGTAGATGCTGCAGGGGCTAAAAATAGGATAGAGGAAACACGCATGAGATATGCAGCTCCCGAACCTAAACAAGCACCAGAACAAGGCTTCGTAAACGAGCAATGGCTTTCAGATATGAAGGCCGAAACGTCAGCTCTTACTGGATTAGAATTTGATCTAGGCAATGAGAAGACATTTACTTTCGGTTTGGACGACCGACAAAGACAGGACTTAATTAATAAGAACTCCAATTTAGATACCTATTTTGATTCTTATATTCAGTCTGACGGAAGTTGGGATTACGATTCGTTAAACTCTCACCGAGCTATTATTGACAATATCGACTCTATCGTCTCGTCTACTTATAGACAAGGCCTTAGTGACGGTCAAAAAAATGTAGTTCAGTCAGCGGCTAATGTTTCTACTCAAACTCCACAAAGTACTCCGCAAGGCACACAAACAAACAAATTAGCTGAGCAAGTACAAAATATACTCAGAGGAAGTTCTTCTGGGTTAACTTTTAAAATATAAATATTAAGAAAATATGGCAACTACAACTGCTGCAGCTGGCGGCGTCGATGGCGCTCCAGCAAACCTCAGGCTAACCCCTGAGACATATACTACGATAGGTACACTACTCGATCAAAACAAAGATTTTGTTATTCCAGAGTTAGTTAAAACTTATGGTGAGCAAGGAATTACTGGATTCCTAAAATTAACTGGTGCTGTCAAATCTGGTGGTACTTCTGATGAAGTACGTTACCACGAGGCTGGTAGACGTCACAGATTATTAAACGGTTCTCACGGAACAGTTTCTGGTGACCAAGCTACATTTACTCCTTCTGATACTACTGATGCTGAAGGCGCTCCTGTAGGACCTAACGATGTTATTATGGATTCTGCTACAGGAAGACGTTATATTGTTATAGATATAACTGGAACTCCAACAACTAATTCTGCAATGTTAATTTGCACTCTGGATGGAGATACCGCTGATACAGCAAACTCAACTGATAGAAATTGGGTTGTACTCGGAAACATGTACGGACAAGGAACTGAGCAGCCAGCTCACTTCACTGATGCTGACATGGAAAAGCGTCAAAATCCATTTATGATTGTTAAAGATCGTTTCCAAGTAAACGGATCTCAAGCAACAAATACAGGATGGGTTGACATCGGAGGCGGAGAATACCGTTGGTTTATGTACGGAGAGCAAGAAGCTCGTGCTCGTTTTGAGGACCGTCGTGAGATGATGATGCTCTTTGCTGAAACAGGGAATGACGATTTCGCAACACCTGCTTCATGGAGTAACTCTACTACAGCTACTTATGACGGCAATGCACAAACTGCTGGTTCGGGATCTGAAGGATACGTTTCTGCTCTTGAGGCACGAGGTATCGTAGTCTCTAATGCTAATGCTAACCCACTAGATTCTTTTGCTGAGTTTGATGATATCATTATGGAGCTTGACAAAAACGGAGCTCCTTCTGAGTACGCTATGTACGTTAACCGAAAGCAAGACCTTGCTATCGATGACATGCTAGCATCAGGTATTGCTACAGGAACTACTGCTGGTTTGGCTGGTCAGTTTGGTGCATTTAACAATGACGCTAACATGGCTGTAAACCTTGGATTTAAATCTTTCACTCGTGGAGGGTATACATTCCATAAGCATGACTGGAAGCTATTAAACGATCCAACTCTTCTAGGTGCAAGTAACTTTTTACAAGGAGCTATGATCCCTATGTCTCAAGTTGCTGATGCTCGTACAGGTATTAAATCACCTGCTCTAGCTATGTACCACAAAGAAGCTGGAGGATACTCTCGTGAGATGGAGCACTGGGTAACTGGTGGAGGAGTTATGGGACACACTAACAATGGAGATGCTGGCCGTGACGTTGCGACGTTCCACTACCGCTCTGAGATTGCTCTTGTGACTCGTGCTGCTAACCAACACGTCCTTATTAAAGGATAATATTAACTAAGGGATAAGAGTTGGGCTTCGGCCCTTCTCTTTGATCTTTTAAATTTTAAACAATGGCACATAAAATGAACTCAGACTTTGATTCTTCATCAAAGTCGCTGTTTTTTAGAAAATCAGATACTGATAACATTTGCATGCCCGTTGATCGTTTTCTTGGATATACTGAATCAGGAAAGATGAACTTTTATTTTGGAGGCACATCGACTCAAGAAACCGTTATTACGCTTGCCGTAACTGACGCTCTTGCTTTACCTTTTATGAAAAAGTTGATGGACGAAATAAACTACGGGAAAAAATCTGTTATTGTACCAGAAACCTTTTTTGATGAGGTTACTGATATAACAACTATAACACTAGCTAAGTAATGAAAAAAGTTATATTAACAAGAGTGGCAGATGACGATTTTGTTTTTTTGCCTTCCGATAATTTTGTGTGTGCTCAACAAATTAGCGCAACTAAAGGATATCTTTCGTTTGCACCTACTATTGATTACACAGAACAGGAAGTAACTTTAGTTACGTTTAATTTTACTGACGACTCTTCTGGAGATAATGTAAACTTTAAAAACATAGTTAAAGCTTTGACTGATGAAATTGCATTTGGTAAAAACGGTGTTATTACTTTTGCAGATGTTGTTGAAGATGAATACATTCACACTTCAGGTAGTGCAGGAGGAGCAAACATGGTTGCAACTAACTTAGCTATTACCTTAAACTCATAACATGAAAAACAAAACATATTTGTTCTTTAGAACAACGGCAAGTGCGTCAGTAATGGTGCCCGCTTCTGAGATTTACGGTTTTGATGCAGAAAGTGATACACTTTTTTCTTTCTATTCTTTTGACCAGTCTGCAGATTCGGGAACACAAGTTGACATACCTCTAACTATAGACAGTGGGGGGAGACACGAAGAAATATTTACAACTATTATTAAGGCTATAAACAGCAATAAAGGAGGAATGATTGTTATCGCAGATGACATTTCAGGAGAATATATTCACCCTAACATTACAGCTGTAGGAGCTTTTGTTGGTCTTTTAACGTCGTAATTACACTAACACGTGAAAGGAGGGGAGGAAAGTCTTTCCCTCGCTTTTACATTAATATATGATATTATTAACTATATAAACTTTTAAAAAATGGCTGCAAAATTTTTATACTTCGATCCAGATTCTAACAACGCTTTGACTATGCCAGTAGACAAGCTTTTATCTATGGATCAAACTGGCAACACAACTATCGTACTAACGTTTGAAAACAAGGACGCAACTGTAGGCTCTACAACTATTGCCACTCTAACTGTTGATGGAGGCACTGAAAAAGCTGTTATGCAGTCTATTTCAGAAGCTATCGCTTTTAGTAAAGATCAGTTTGTTGTTGTCGCTGACGATGTTAATAGCGATTACATTAACGCTTCTATTACTGGGGTTGCTGTAGATGCTGACGTAACTTCTTCTAGCGGTCTTATGAGCGCTGGAGCAGGTGCTAATGGAGGTGCAAGCTACAAGAGTTCTGTTAAAAGAATTGGGGATTTAATTGAAACAACAATTATTTTTGATCTTGATGACTTGGCTTCTACTGCTGCTGACGGAAATATTGTCGGTGAAGGAACAACTGCTAGTGCATACATAGCTAAACTAGACTCTACAATTAATGGTAGTGTTTTTCACTTATGTGAAGTTACATGCGTTGAAGCTATTACGACAGGTGAGCCTGACTTACATTTAGTTGGAGGTGCAACTAGCACTGACGCAGCTGGAGGGGCGGTTACATCTGGAGACTTATTAGCTGACTTTAATGGCGATATTGCTCTTGGTTCTCAAAATAGAACAGGAGAAAACTCTGCTGTAGTTCCAACTATAGCTAAACCTTATTTGTTCTTAAGAAACGGTCATGGTACTTCTGATGCTGCTACTTATGACTCAGGAAAGCTTATGATTAGAATCTTAGGTGAGGTTTAATCGAATGGTATTAAAAAGAAAGGCTCCTTCGGGGGCCTTTTTTATTGTTCTTTTATTTCTTTGTATATTTGCGTGTAATTTAGTATAATGAAAAAATTCTTCTTATTTCGTAGAGAAGAGATTAACGAAGCAAGTGTTCACTCTTCCGATACAGGAGAGGGTCTAAGTGTCTTTGCTGTCCCTTCAGATAACGTAGCACACATTACTGCGGTAAAAGGCTTCGTAAACATTACTTTTAATGGCTCTGGGCTTTACGACAATGTAAGCCTTCTTACAGGAGATAAAATAGAGAAGACGAGCGTATCTATAGCGTGTGCTCCTAATGAAGAGATGAAAGTTATAGAGTTAATTTTAAACTTTATAAGTTCAGAGACTAGAGAGAGCGTTATGAAATTTGACGTTGTAGACCAGGCATCAACTTTTTCTAGATCTAAAACTGAGTCTAAGAATGACATTACGGTAAGCTTAAAGTCAAACCCTACCTCTATACTTTCTGGAGAAGAAACTGCAGAGGAACAAGCAAGGTTATACAACAATGTAATTGGAGGTATTGCTTTTAACAAGAATAAACCTGTAATAGATTACAACCACGAAGAATTTTCTACCACAGGAACTGCAACAATAACCTCTACAGGATGGAAAAATTCTGGGAGTGGTGGCTCAACATATGATATTTCTTCTGGAGTAGGGACAATTAAATCCCAAAATTCTTCAAGTGTTTTATCTACATTTTCTACTTCATACGTAGAATTTCCTTCTACAGCGTATTTTATTATACCTAATTCTTTTAAAGTAAAAAAAGATTATACTATTTACGTAGTATGCAGTACTAAAGAGTCTAATACAACATCAGCATCTTATAAGGGCATCTTTGGTGATGAAGATGGAGAAACTTCTGGATTTGCTGGAACATTTTCTACTAGTAGTTTCCCAAAACAAACTGCTACAAAAGATTTTTTTACTATGAGGCATAGTGGCGTTACAGGCCTACCAGCAAAATCAACTACAAAAGAAAACGACTGGACTGTATCTTTTTCTTACCCTGATTTACAACCTACTGCTTCAGATTATAACGGTTGTGACGTATTTATTATACGTCGCGACAAAGATTTTAACTTGTTTTTACATAACCGAAATGGAGATATAATTTCTTTTATACCTGCAAAAACAAGATTAAACACACCAGATTCTTCAAACTCAACATCTGGCCTTACTGATGGAGACCTTCTTCTAGAACAAATAGGAGCTGTATCTCAAGTACCAAGCTCAACTGCAGCAATTAAAATTGCTCGATTTGGCGTGTTAGACTACGACATAGGTTTAAATGCATCTACTAAACTAGCAAAAGATTTATTTAATTTATATACCCTTTAATTTATTTTAATAATGGAAAAAACAAAAAAAGCTCCTGAGAGCACTAAACATGTAGCTGCTGAAAAGCCTGCTATAACTAAAGAAGCTCCTGCTTCTAAACCCGTAAAGAAGCGCACTATAAAGCGAAAAGAAGAAGCCTATCATTGCGAGTACGAGATTATAAAAGGCGGGGGAATCGTTTTTATGTTACCTCAAAAAGGCGTGACCGTTTATGACAAAGAGATAGACTCTATTCGAGAAATACGCTATTGCCCAAATGAGCCGTCTATATATGTAGACAAGCAATCAAAGAACGCCCTTAAGCAATCTGTAGCTTTTAGAAATGGAAGAGTATTTGTTCCTAAAGAAAAGCCTAATCTTAGAAAGTTTTTAGAAGAACACCCTGCAAACAAAGCTAATGGAGGCAATACGTTTCAGGTTGTAGATAAAAGAATGGATGCTGAAAAAGAACTTAAAAAAGAGTTCTTAGTTAATGATGCTATCTCTCTTGTTAGAGATAGAGATATTACAGAGCTCTTACCTATAGCTATGTACTTTGGGATAGGAATAGATAGCCAGACTTCAGAGATAAGGTTTAATCTATTGAAGATTGCTAAATCTAAACCAGCTGAACTCTTGGCTTCGTTAGACTCTCCTGAGGTCACCTGCCGAGCGTCAGTACATCAAGCTAAAGAATATCAAATCTTAAATGTAAAATCTAGCGGAGTATATTGGTTTGACTCAAACAAGTTAATTGTTTCTGTTCCTGTAGGACAAGACCCTGTAAGTACTATGGTTAGGTTCTGCCTTACCGAAAAAGGAAGCAGTGTTCTTTCTTTAATTGAAGAGAGACTAGATAAGCTAGGATAAGCTTACACTTAGACTATATAGAGATAAGGCCGCCTATTTAGGCGGCTTTTCTTTTTCGTATATTTGCGTGTATGATTAACGTGATAGATATATATAACACGGTTCGAGATCTTTGTAATAAAGACCAGAAAGGCTTCGTTACTCCTGAGGTTTTTAGCACCTTTGCTGCCATTGCTCAACAGAATGTATATAATGAGATGTTTACTGAATTAGCGCTCTCTAAGAAGCTTAGACGGTCTAATGTTGATAACTCTAGAGATAAGTCGGTGTACAAGCAAGTAGAAGAAGATCTGTCTTATTTTATACATGAAAGAGTTGTTGGTGATTCAAGTGCAGAAGAAGATTATGTTGAAGTAGAAGGAGGGGGAGAAGGAGAGGTATATGATCCATCTGATGACTCTATAACCGTTATACGAAAGCCCTCTAACTTAGGTAAGATTATTTCTATTAGAAACAATGAATCTGGAGTTAGAACTCCTTTAGAGCTTATATATAACTCTGAAGATGCAGATAGAGTAATGAATAGCAACTTATCTACACCAACACGCGATTTTCCTGTTGCTCTTATATCTCATAACATAGAAATACTTCCTGTAGATCTTAACGAGGTTGTTTTAAAGTATTACAGAATCCCTGGTTCTATAAACTCTACTGGAAATGTAGAGAGTAACCTTACCCCCTCTTACGTTCAAACAGGTTCTGGATCTCTTGTGATTCCAGATGTACTTAACTCTAGACACTTTGAACTAGCCCCTCATTATTCAAATGAAATAGTTATAGAGATAGCTAAAATGATAGGGATAAGACTTCGTGATACTTTCCTTAGTACGATTACTATTAATGAAGAAAAAGCTGAATAATGGCATTTGATAATATTTCACAAAAAGGGATGAACTACGTTACCTTACGTCAACTTATTAACGACTACATTATTACTTTAGACGGAGACGACTACACGGCTAATGCTTCAGATTCTGCTATTAGAAACTTTGCTTTAAGAGGTATAAGAGAGTTTGGTTTTGACGTTACCTCTAGGATAAAATCTATTAAGCTAGATGTACAGAGCAACAGTACGGCCATCCTTCCTGACGATTACGTAGATTTAATTAAAGTTGGTAGTATCGATTCAGATGGTCTTGTTCGAGTATTTAATCAAAACAAAAACATTAACTACTCTAGGCAGATAAAACAAGATACGACTGCAGATTCTCTAAATGTAGACGACACAACTTCAACTGCCGATAGCGGCGGAGGACCTTTAGATATGGACTCTAATTTAATCTTAGATAGAGAGGATGCAAAGTCTGCTACAACTAATAATTCAGATTCTGATGTATTTGACAACTTTATTTTTCAAGGTGGCATAGGTAGGCTTTATGGGGCTGGTGGTGCAAAAGCTCCAGGATCATATAGAATTAATTTAGACCAGAATAGATTAGAGATAGAGTCTGGTTCAGCGTCAGAGATTGTTTTAGAGTATATAGCAGATGAGGCTAGATCTACTAACCCTGTTATACACGTATATGCTGAAGAGGCCTTGCGTAGTTATATCTATTACAAACTGTGTGAAAGAAAATCTACAGTCCCTGCAGGAGAAAAAGCTAGAGCTAGGTCTGAATACTACAACGAGCGAAGAAAGGCTAAAGCTCGTTTAGGAAACTTTACTAAAAACGAAGCCTTAAAAGTGCTCCGTAAGAACTTCATGCTAGCTCCTAAGTACTAATGGCTATAGATAAAGTAACACCTCAGAAGTTAAACTCTTCTGTAGACGCTAGATACCGTTCTAATACGGATATGTCTGATGCGCTAAACATAAACTTTGGGGAGGACCATAAATCTAATAGTGCGGACTCAACATCTGGTGGAGATTTAGGAGTATTAAAGCCTACACCTAGTAACACAGTTCTTGAGGGATCTGTTTTAAGTAGCAATTCTAGAGTTATAGGTTCTGTTACTGACGACGTTTTAGGTGTTATATTTTTCTTTGTTTGGGCTGCTAACGCAGATGAAATGGGTGTTTGGGCTTACGATAGAGACGGGGTCTTACCTGGTTCTTCTGCTGACAGCTATGTTAAAGTTTTTACTTCTTCTAGGTTTGGTTTCCCTGCACTAGGTTTTGTAGATGGTGATGTTGTTCATATAGGTCAAAAATATTCATCAGACAATACAGACGTACAAGACTCTACCTATTCAGATAGCTCTGATAAAAGTTGTGTTTTATATTTTACAGATAATATAAACGAACCAAGAAAGCTAGATGTTTATAAAGCTATGACATCGGAGCTTAGTGGTTACGGGGTATACGATATTAATGATTTAATAAAAGCCTGCCCAAGGACTCCTCTAGAACCGATAACTTTTGAGTTTAGTGTAGACCCATCAAGACAAATATCTAATTTTGAAAAAATCCCTGGTATGCAGTTTGCATATCAATTTATTTACATGGGGGGAGTAGATAGCCCTATTTCTACATACTCTAAATTAGCTATACCTGAAGAATATCTTCAGCAGGGGAGTCAAACTTTATCAAACTTATCGGCTAACGTATGTGTTTTAACTGTACCTTCAGCTTCTTCTATGGCTCCCTCTGTAAAAAACATTACGGAAGAAGTAGAAAAAATTCGTTTGTTGGTTCGTTTTGGAAACGCTGGGGGATGGAAAGTTGTTGAAGAATTAAAGCCTAACGAAATTACTAGTGGTTATTTATTTCATAACGATAGGATTTTATATCCTGTTTCAGAAGAAGAAACCGCTATGCATTTTTCTGGGTTACCTAGGAAAGCTAGATCTCAAGCTATTGTTTCTAACAGGCTATTATACGCTAACTATTTAGAGGGTTTTGACAGCGTAGA